TAAAGTTGCTATTGCCATGGTCAATAATAATATCCCCGTCGCCAAGTAATGGTAGTAACTCATTGAGTGTGTCCTCTACTAATTCTGCGGGGATAACAAGTTGAAAAATGCCAGGACACTTACCAACCTGCCCATCTTGGTGATGAACTATTTGAACAAGATTTTCCAGAGAAGTGGCAACTCCACTGACATAACCCTTTTCATACGCTTCTTCAGCCTTTGCATAGTTCCTCCGGTAACCCCAGACTTCGATACCTGCTTTCAACATACGGCGAGACATACCCTCACCCATACGACCTAAACCGATTAATCCTACTTTCATGGTATTACCTTAATTACTTCATCTTTTACTCGATCAATAACCTGATTCATTAGGTTGATATCAATGTTTAGGAATGGCGGTATAATTCCAATTGCTCTCATGAATCCATCCACGAAAGCAGCAAGAAATAAAATACCCAAGCACATACTAATAATAGATGCATTACGGTTGTGTTTCCGCATTGCATCATCAATAGCATCCTTAACTAACCTATCAACCTCTGCCTTAGTATAGCAGTGTTCAGGTTTCAGTTGTGTCATCCTGTGTGACATTTTTTAGATTACTCATAGGATCAGGTTCACCGCGTACAATGGCACAAGCTCTTTTGTAAAAGAAGTTGTCTGTTGTGCCGTTTTCTTCAAATGTTTCTTTGATTCTAGTCCAGTTTGATAACTCGTCAGGATGCATAGTTAGTAGAAAGATTGTCTACAGTACTATTTAATACTAGAGAGTGAGCTCAAGATGTCAAGTATGTGTTGAACTCCTAACGCACTTCAAAGTCCATCTTACGAACTTTACGTTTACGTCTTGCTTCCTGGTACGCAAGTTCTTGAGCAGAGAAATGGCTATCAATCCTTTCTTCCCTGTCGTATGATACCATGACAACGTTGTTTAAGTCAACAGCGCCAATCTTATCGTCAATAAGTTTCATTTGATTTGGACATCCGCAATACTGAACCTTTGAGGTACTAGTTAATTCCGTGCGGCATTGTTTGCATCTTACTGTGATCATTTTACTCTACCATAAATGTCGTTTAATCTAACGATATCTTCTTCTCTACAATCTCCAATCTGAGTTTCGATGAAGACTAATGCATCCTCTCCAGCAGCTGCACGATGAATTACTTTACGTGGTATATACCAAAAAGTGCCAGGTGTTGCTGGAGTAGCTGTTTCATCTACTATAACTGTTCCATATCCACTAACAATAGTCCAGTATTCTGATCTATGTTCATGATACTGTAATGAGAATTTCTGGTTAGGATTAACTACAATTCTCTTCACTTTATAATTAGGTTCGTCAAGGAGAACTTCATAAGTACCCCAAGGCCTTTCATATATCATGATTAAACTTTTTAGAATACTCTCTCATTATATATTCACCATAAGATAAGTTCTCATCTTCACGTCTTTTACAACTACCCACACCACAGAATCCACAGTTCTTTCCTGGAATAATATAATTTTTTATAATGCTCTTGTATGTCTCCTTGGGAGTTTTTTCATACAAGTTTCTAACATCAACTTTGTTATATGCTAACAAGGTCAAAGTATTGATGATAAAACTTATGTTGCCATAATGAGGAATTTTGTTGGCATTACAAAAATCAAGATATAAGACTTTATCTGTATGGTACAAACTGTATAGAACAGAGTAAACACTACCAATTTTATGCTTTAACTCACTAGATTTAAATAGATCTGCGACATCAGTGATTTTAGATTTTGAATTGATATCAGATATCGAATCTTTATCCCAAGGAAAGTTCCAATCATCCTGAATCATATAGTCCAAAAGGTTTCTCAATTCTATTTCATTTGGCTCATTGACATAGTTTATCCTACCATCAGGATAATCAACTTTTAGATAGTATTGCTGATTGTCTTTATCAATTGTTTCATATCCAAATACTTCAATGGCAGACATTTCAAATCCACCTTCATCATATAAGTTCTCAAGAATATTGAGTTCCTTTATTCCACATGCACCAATCCAATCAGTGAAGTGTGATTGATATTTTTCTTGGAATATTCCCGTCTTTCCAGAAAAAACTTTTTTGGATACACAGTTTCCAATATAAAATACGTCAGATTTTTCTAGCAGGTTATACTCATCTGACATTTCTTCTGGTTGTATGTGATGATATTTGTATGGTATTCCCACACCTTTGTAATAAGACTTACTGCCCTTACAGACTCTACCGTCAACATATTCAATACTATCGTTCAACTCAATAGAGTTAACGACCTTTCCAGATTTATCGTAAACTAGTATATTCATATGGGAGATACAAGGATCGAACTTGTGACAAATACGGTGTAAACGTACTGCTCTACCGCTGAGCTAATCTCCCTGGAGCGGGTGACGGGAATCGAACCCGTGACATCTGCTTGGAAGGCAGAGATTTTACCTCTAAACTACACCCGCATGTTGGGACACCATCCAATCAAAAGACCTAATGGTGAATTAGAGGGCACAAAAAACCCCAACCAACGGAATGACAATTACCGAAATAATTGTCAACTCCCCTTCCTGGGATCGAACCAGGGACCAAACGATTAACAGTCGTTGGCTCTACCGCTGAGCTAAAGAGGATTATCCATAGGGATTTCTCCCTTGTTCTTTACAGAGTTTGAAATACAGTTTATAATACCTGCCTTTCATTTCGTTAAGAACTTCTTTGTCTTTTTCAAAACCCAGATCACCCAAATGGGCAGAACTTCCTTCTAATTCTGATAGTAGAAGTAAGATTTTTACTGGGTCCATGATGAAAAAGGTTTTATTAGGTGGATGGAAGGATTACATTATACCTTCACTGAGTGGGAATCACTAATGTGATAATAGGTCACTCAGACTTTCGGACCTCCTGGTAAGAGTTCTCTAGGACGGACCTAGAGCGGGCACCACCCCTGTCCTAATCTACATTACCCCGTGCCTCCACAAGGGTTGTTCTGTCACATCCTATGGAACTGATCAGGTTCCAACAGGCCTACCAGGACTCGAACCTGGGATAACCGCTTAGAAGGCGGTGGTTATATCCACTTAACTATAGGCCCAATTAACTGAAGAGAAATTAACTTCTTTCTACCCCTTCAGTAAATTCATCATACTCGTCTTCAGAGATTTCGTCAAGTGAGATAACTTCTAGATCATCTTTTGGTTCAAACCATTCATCAAATTCTGCCATGATTGCAAACGAATCATAGATTCTATCTACACCTTTGTTGTTATATTCCTGGACTTTATCAACTGCCCATTGGCGAATGTGCATAACAACCTGTTCAGTCTCCATCATAGTAGTCTTTTCTGAAGTATCTGCTGAGGATGTTACTATTGTAGTATGCTGGTCCTCCTGTGTCAAGGGATTCAGTGAGAACCCCATGGGCGAAGAGCTGTCTTGTTTCTTCAAAGTTTGTTTTGCCAGGTGTTTTATGTAATGACAAGATAGTTCTACTAAAATTTTGTCGCCCCAGGCGCTCAATGTCTTCTTTAAGTTCCGGACAAGACCCATAATATTTTTTCCAATCAGATTCTCTTTTTACTTTACGCTTTTTTCCTTTTGGTGTTCTAAATGACCAAAAATATTTTCTCCCAATGTACTGTCGTTTGTTTGTGAGATTGGTAATGTTATAAACAAAACCAAAGTAGTCCCCAACATCATCAGAATTAAAAACTCGTTCCATGTAAATCCAAGGATTTTCATAATCAATACCTGTACTCATCTATAATATCTAATACCCAGTTGAGGTATTTATGTGCTAAGTCTTTCTCCCCTTGCCACACAGTTTTTGGTTCATCATCTATTCTATTTTTCAACTTGTAGATACGAACTTTCAGTTCTTCTTTGTTCAATTGATTTTTAGGCATATCGTAAACCTCATAAGGATCATAATCTCCAAACATGAATGCATCAGATTTTGCTGCTTCTTGATATGCCTCTATCGAAGCACTCAACTCAGAGTTTGAATCCTGAGAAGGTGTCTTTTTTGACATCTTGTTTGATTCCACCGACGACATAGCTTTCTACCTCAGTTTCTTGCGGTGCTACTTGCAGACCCTTAGAAGAGATCCAATGCTGAGTCCAAGGTAAGGGGTTAGCAGATGCCGCGATATCATATTTAGGTTTCATACCCAATGCTTTCAGACGACGATTGGCAACCCACTCAACATACTGTTGTAAAAGTTTGTCATTAAGACCAATCATCGAACCATCTTTGAACAAATAATCTGCCCAACGCTTCTCTTCATTAACAGCAAGATCAAACTGCCTATAAGTCCACTCCTCCTCTTCCTTCATGATTTGCTTCATTTCAGGATCATCACCTGCCTTCCACTTGTTCAGAATGTTTTGGGTGATAGCGAGGTGTTGGTTCTCATCCCTGGCAATAAGGGAGATAATTTTTGCAGAACCTTCCATGAGTTTAAGTTCACCAAAAGCAAAGCTGCAAGCAAAAGAAACATAAAACCGTATTCCTTCCAAGATGTTGACATTTGCAACTGCCCTATAAAGTTTTCTTTTGACATCTTTAATTTCCCACTGAGAAGACGGAGACTGACGGAAGTCCTCTTGCCACATATTACCATTACCCCAGGTCTGAGCACTGTTGATGAAGTCATCATATGCTCCTGTGACACTGCTGGCACGTTCTAGAATACGAGGGTCAGTAACAATCTTATCAAAGACCTCAGATGCATCTGGATAGACGTTCTTGATGATGTAGGTATAGGAGCGACTGTGGATCATCTCCATGAACCCCCAGACCTCCATACATGCCTC